CAACAAAATTTGTTCGTAAGTCGTTCAGTATCTTAAAGTTAATGAATTTTCTACGATCTACTACATCACCTAAATGGATGAGTGTTTTGATATTATGTTCTTCTAGGTAAGGGAAAAACACATTATCATAAAATTTTCGGAAATAGTTCATGAAGGTGAGACTGTCACCCCGCGCACCCCAGTGAGTGTCCGTTATAAGGGCTATCTTCATGCAGGGACACCCATGAAAAGTTCTAAATTAGATGGTTCAGGCGTCTTCTTAACGGCTTTCTTTTTCTTGCTCTTTTCAAAAGTATCTACAAACTCGTCTACCATTACTCTGAAATCTGAATTCTTATAATCTCCTGTTAAGTCTACATTATCACCTGCATTCTCTGAACCATCATATGTTGAATTAATTTCGTAGTTTTGCATACTCTTAAATTTTATATATAACTGTTTTTTCTCTTTTTGAATTCTTCTAATAAAAGCATAGTAAATTATTTGAGTAAAATATGCAAATGGATTTGTTGACTTCTCTGGATTGAAGTTGTGGATATAATGCAAACAATTTTCTATTCCATCAGATATCATGTCATCTTTAAATGCATAATTTATAAAATTTGGTCTGAAAGATAACCTTTGTGCAATCTTTAAAAATACAGATCCCAAATATTCTGAAATAATAGGCAGTTCCTCATCATTCTCTTTTGATATATAATACTGCCTTTTATATTCAATCATTGCTTCTAAAAATACCGCATTGTCCACATAATGTATTTTTGCGACTTTTGATTTTCTTTTACCCATAATATTACACCTGAATTAAATTAATGTATACTATTATTATAACACATAATATCCTTTTGTCAAGCGGGAATAGGACTTGACATTTGGAAATAGTGTGATATAATAAGGTGTGGAACCGAAAAGTGATTTGTTAGTTCATTAATAAACCATTAGGTTCAAAATCAGCTAGTATTTTCGACATTCTATTCATTTCTTGTTCTGTTGATTCTTCAGCAGACTCTTTTACGCTGTTCAAATAAAAATCCTTATACTCTTTTCCTAATTCTGAAACAGACATAATACATCTTGTCGCTAAAGGTACAAATGTAGTGTCAGTAAAGGGCAACCATTTGAGTAATGCTAATGAAGTACTTTTTGCACCATCATCAAATTTCATTAAAACTCTCATTGGCCAATGTAGTTCTAAATATCCAGTACTTTTACTTTTATCAGTTACTAATACTTTAGAAAAAAGAATTTCTCCATTATCAAGCCGTATTACCTTTAGGTCTTTTTTATCTAGTTCTACTGACATTTATGCCTTGAGAGGAATGTTATAAATTTTATATGGAAACCTTTCTTCATCATATATTTTCATTCGATCTTCATGATGTCGATAAGCATAGTTCTTTCTGTTCTTCCATCTCATATCATCCGTAATATCGTATAGTACAGTTTCTTGATTATTATCCGATAATCTCAATCCCCTACCTATCGACTGAAGATTTCTAATGCGACTCTTAGAAGGAGAAGCGAAAATAATGTTATGAAGATTCCGAATGTTGATGCCGGTACTGTATACCCCATAACTTGCCACGATGATGGCGTCTTGTTCTGTTTCTGCGATTGCTCGTATTTGTTCTCTTGTATCGGTTTCTGTTCCACCGTAGACAAAAAAAGTTTTCCTATTGACATCTGCTTCCTCCTTTATCATATTATATAAAATACGTCCATGTTTTTTCACTAATCTAAAGAGAAGTAAAGTATTACCATCAAGTGATAATACAAGGTTTCTTATGTATTTATTTCTTTTCTCATGCCCCACTATAAATTCTAGCTCATCTACATATTTGATTTTTCTAAATTGCTCACATACTTCATCAGGATACTTCAATACTATAATGGCTATACGGAATGAAGCTAATTGTTTTCTATCAATTAATTTTTTAGTTGTTGTAACCTTATAAATTTTTCCGAATAATCCCTCTAAAACCAATTTGTGTGTTTGAGTTCCATCTAATGTTCCTGTAGTTCCTATTCTATATTCCGCATTCACACATTTAGTCATGATGGCAGTAAGTGACTTTGATTTGAATCCATGTGCTTCATCACCTATCACTAATTTGTATGGCTCAAAAAGTTTTCTTCCTAGTTTATAAATGGATTGCCATGTAGAAATAACAACTTTTTTGTCCGATACCTTATCTTGTCCAGCATAGACTTGATGACAGTATTTGGCAGAATCCCATCCATATTCTTGAAAGTCTGCATACAACTGAGAAACTAAAGAAGTGGTAGGTACGATTATGAGAGTTTTTACGTTTAATGCTCTTACTATTAAATATATTATTAGGGATTTTCCACTTGCGGTAGGAGATACTAATAAGGTTTTCTTGTATGACAAGGCATGATGGAAAGCGTTAAGTTGATAATCTCTAGGTTCAAATGGGAGTTTTAAATTATCTATAAAATTTTTGTTTTCTTCTATCTTTATTGGTTTCCACCAATCACCATCGGGAACAACTTCATAATGTCTATTTTCAGCAAACTTAAAAACATACTCAAGTAGTCCTCCGTAAAGAACTCTATTATGAATGTTGAATAGCCTTATTTTACCATCCCAAATTTTCATTCGATAAGCGGGCATAAAGGTATAGCCCGGCACAGAAAAAGTAAAATAATCACAAATTTCTTGTGCTACACCAGCTTCACAGTTAATCTTGAGATATACTTCATCTTTCTTAGTAATCTCAATAGTCTCAATGACCTTCTGTGAATCGTTTCCAATCGATTGCATTTTTTATCAAGTATCCTCTAGTTGTTAAACTTTTCACTATAGATTCAAGGTAGTTAACTTTTTCTTCTTGTAGTGCAAGTAATTTCTTAGATTCTATTACATTATCATCCGCATCTATATATTCTTGTACATCTGCTTTGAGTAATTTTAATTGAAATGGTTCCCAATCCACCATTTCTAATTCTTTCGCAGTCATTCTTCCACTATAATAATCTCTTTTTCTTCTAATAAGACCAGCAAATAGATATTTTATTTCCTTAAATTTTAATTTTTCGTTGGAATAAAGTATTAAATATTTGTTATGTAATTGAGGGATCTTTATGGATTCATGGGATAATTCAGTTTCATCCATTTTACAATCACGGGTCCATGCTATTTGTATTTCTTCAAATTTCATAATCTTTCAATTTTTTAAGGGCAACCATTGTGCCCGTCTGTTCAATTATTTCGGCGTAACCCTCTTCAATCCATTCATCTATAAATCGGGTTACTCCTTCACAGGTTGGATCTGTATAATCATGAGCAAGACAGGGGCCAGTCAAGAAATTCCAATGATGAATAAAGTCTTTTTTAACTCCTTCGTATGAATGATCACCATCAACAAATAACATAGACAATGGTACATTTTCCATTGCCCAAGAATTGTCTACTCTAATATCTATTCTTTCTTTTTCTTCATATTCATTCAACCAATCATCTGCATCTGGATCATGACATCCCTCTACCACATCAACTGAAACTATTTTTACTTTAGAATCATGGGTTGCTATTGCAAGTAAAACAAGTGATCCCGCCCAATATCTACCAATTTCCAATATGATATTACCATCTCTTGTCTTAGGCATTGTTTTCCATTGCTGTGAAGCATATTTGTACAATAATCCTGCTTCATGCAAGTCTAATCTTATAATATTTCTTGTTTCTCTAGGTTGGGGGGTTTCTATTTTCTTCCATGTTGGGGAATTAAATAGCCATAACAATTCTGCAAAATCACGTTTCATTTTAATTAATCATTTAGTAGGCTCTTAATAGTATATTCAGTATATTTGAAAGATACAGAAGCTTGGTGATATATTGGATCAGTAGTGGTACTATCAAATTGCAATGCTGTTAAACTAGTAGGAAATAATTGTTTGAATTGTGCTTCTATTGTGGGATTCATTGAACTACTTAAAATAGTTAATACTCCAGATGTATATGAAGGACTACCTGTTAGCCAATTATATATTTCCATCCAATTTTTTAAATATTCATCAACAAGAAATGCTATAGTAAGTTCTTCATATTGAATTGTTCCTGTACTACGAGCAAATCC